ATGTGTACCACCTGGGCCAATTGTTGTGATTATAACAGGAACTTGACGGGGTGTATCACCTTGATCAAACACTAACTCAAGGTCAACATACTCATTTTCAGTTAAATTTTCATATCGTTTGCCGTCGATGTCAACATAGAACTCAGTCCATATTCCGCCTACCTGAATATCAAACAATACAGTGGCTTTATACGTTTCATTATTAACACCAATTGTGTAATCAATACGACCACAAGGCGGGCCGGGAGGAGGCGGTGGGTTTGCCGCTATGTGTTCATCTAGCCACTGGCCGCCACTAATCCACTCTTCATTTTTAAACTTCCAACCCACATGAACATGTTCAGGAACTTCCTGCCACAATTCTAGTGCATCTGGATGCCAAAGACCCGATGGATCTTCATCATGTATCTGCATGATTTCGTTATCTACTATTTTTGCCCAAATTTTACCGTGACTCATTTAATTCTCCTAATTATTTCCAATATATGATTGCCATGCCAGTACCTGCCATACTTGCACGCCAGTCTAATTCGCTTGGGGGGAATGCTAATGCAGGCCCTGAACCATTACATAGATCGTATGTGCCGCCATAGCATACACACAGCAGATAATTTCTTGGTACACCTGCACCGCCGCCTTTACCTGCACGTGATGCTAAATTACAAGTACTAACGCCGCCTGATCCGCCCAGTGTTCCTGCACAGTGAGTAACGAACGGAAACAACTGATCATACATTTTATCTGCACAACATACCCTGTTAGTGATGCCTAAACAACACACTAGTAGCATGTTGATGCCTACGTATGCATCTGCCCCGCCCACGCAACAGCACATGCCCATAGAGTTCATTTCGCAACAATTATATGCTACACCTCCAGTTCCTGCACCTTCGCCTGCATTAACACAATTATATGGATTTACACGATGGCCTTGATTCCACATGCTGCCTTCGTCTGATTGATAACAAACTGCGTGGAATCCTGTACCAGCACTGCCTGAACCGGCCATTTCATGTATGTCATGCCACGGATAAGTTTTAGGTGACGGGCCTTGTTTGTGCCAAAAACTTCTACCCATACAGGCAGTGTCCGAACAGAAATACCACATCATTTCGCTACGGCCTTCATCGTTATTTTTCCCGCCCCAGCCGCCTTCGCCCATTCGCCATGTACCATCTTGACAGAATCCGTCAATAGTCCAATACTCGTAACAAGTTTGGCAAACCCACTTTGTTCCGCCGCCGCCGCCGGTTCCAACTGGATAACAAGTTTTACGGAATGGAAAACCAACGCCGCATTGATTTTTGGTGCAGATACAAGTACAATTTGCACCGCCAAGCACATTGCGACTAATATAACCTATGCCGCCGCCGCCAGCGGCTTTTACTGCATAGCCGTCGCCTTGGCACACTGACATTTGCTGACGTGTGCATTGTCCTGCACCGCCTGTTGACCAAATCCACGAACCAGCACTGCCGCCACCTGGGTGACTTGGAGCACAATATGCAGTATCCGCAGTGTTTGAATCTTGTTGGCGGCCAGAAATGCCTGAATATACCAAACAATATCCGCAACAAGCCGCCATAGCTGTTACATAAACGCATTTTCCGCATTGGTAGCCGTCACTGAAATTATAACCAGCGGCACCGCCTGTGCTGTTCCAATCACCGCCCGAAGCTGCTCCTGGAGTACATGCGGCAGCACCGCCACCTGTGAGTGTTCTAGAAACAGCACTACTATTTGTATACGAGATGGTGGTATCTGCTTCTTGTCTTCCTACCACTATAGTGATAGTACAACCCGAAGCCACAGTGTCCACACGCTCCACGTAGCCGCCACCAGCACCCGCCATACCGCAACATACTGGACTGCAACCTTTGACTTTTCCACCACCGCCAACTGCAATGGTACGTATACAAGTTACGCCGGCCGGTACTGTGAATGTATACGATCCAGGTGTATCTATTATAACTCGATTTGCCCAGCAACTTGTTGGATCGTACGAATACTTGTGTTTAGTAACTTGATAACAGGTTGAATTAAGAACTGTAGCAGTTGTTCCAGTAGCAGTTGATGCTGTACCTGTACTTATATAACGTCCCATTTTTATGCTTCCCTATAATATATAATTGCCATACCTGTGCCGGCATTGCTGAGCATTTGATCTAACAAGCAAGGAGGGAATGCCAATGGTGTTGAAGCCACTTGGTTACAACAATCGAATGCTCCGCCCCAGCAAATACATAAAAATTGGCATTTTGCTTGGCCACCGCCGCCGCCTTTGCCAGCTTTGCTAGTATAGGTACACCAACCAACACCTCCTGATCCTCCCAATGTTCCAGCACAAGTAACAAACATAGGAAATAACGAGTCTGGCATTAGCCATGCTTGATCGCACTGCCCCGTTAATCCTAAGCTACATAGTTTTAACCAATTTACATTGTCTGTGGGGTTGCCACCGCTCAACATATTACCAAATTGGTTTGGATTGCAACAGAATGTCATAATGCCGCCTGTGCCAGCACCTTCGCCTGAATTTTTTGGACGTGGGCCAATCATACCAGAGCCGTAACAACCGGTCATCGATCTCCACATGCCAGTACCAGGACTGCCAGTACCGCATATGTCTGCAATATCCCACCAGTCCACACGACACGGTGCTTGTTCAGTACATGTCCATTGTTGTTCATTCCAACATTGAACTCCAAACGGGTACGCACACAAGCCTGAATAACCCCACTCTACCTTCCAAGCTTCGCCTGCGTTGGTATCAGGGCCTCCAGGGCCGCCGTCGCCAGCTTTCCAGATTCCATATATACATTGATAAGCAGTGCTTTTGCATTGCTGACTATCTGACTTGATACTACCATATCCGCCCTGTACTGATGTTGGGTAATCAATACACCAACGTCCAACTTGTGGGCTTGCTGGAGCAAAACAAATACAACTACAGCAAGGATATGACCAAACATTGGTCACACAAGATGAACCCAGGCCTCCGCCTCCGCCAGCGACTCCGCTGAAACAATTGCCGCATAGTATGCTGGAACATCCGCCGCACAAGTTTCTTGGAGATCCAGCACTTGCTCCACCTGCCAATATCATGTTACAACAAGCAGTAGAACCAACTTGGCCTTCAGTAAATTGCATCACATAGCAATATCCACAAACTGACCCAGCAACAAAACACTTACAACTACCGCAATAGTGACTGTATGATCCGCCGCAATAGTTACAAGTCCACCCTGAACATCCGCCACGACTGTTCCAGTCGCCTCCTGAAGCTGCTCCTGGAGTCATTCCGGCAGCACCACCTGCTGTATGCACTGCTACGCTGTTGCAAGCCACGGTACTATCTTGTTCTTGTCGACCTACCACTATAGTAAATGCAGTGCTGCCAGCTGTGACTGCATGACACTTGTCGCTATATGCACCGCCTGCACCTGCCGCACTGTTACATACTGTGCCGTCAAAGTTTACACTTCCGCACTTGGGTTTGCCGCCACCGCCAACAATCACTGTTCTTGCACAGATAGCACCAGTAGGCACCGTAAATGTGTACGTGCCTGGTCTATCGTATACTACTTTATATTGCCAACATTGTTTACCGTTATAAGAAACTTTTGCACCCGGAACTACGGGAGCTGTTTTTTCAGCAATACTTGTTGTTATTGTAATTGGTACAAAACGTCCCATTGTATCACTCCTTATGTTGTGCTAGTTTCAATTCCGTATGCCACTGCATTAACTCCGGTAGTACTTGAAGATACTGCTAACAATTGTCCCGCAGATAATACCAAACCAGTTCGTTCTAGCACAGAATTAGCTGGAATAGTTATTCCATATTCAATCCATTCTGCTAAACCTGGACTAGCCGAAGTAGCAATTGCTACTCTTGCTGTTACCGGTGATGCAGTTCTATTAACTACTGAAACGTTAACTACTGCAAAATACCCTGTTGGGCAAGTGTACACAGTTTGCGTGGTACCAATTGTACCTGCTAAATCTGCTGTTCCTAATCTTCCTGTTGCTGCTGGCATGTTAAATCTCCGTTTATCTTAGTAAGAAGTAGTTTAATGCTAAGGGACTACCATCTATTCCCTGTGTGAAGTTAGCTTTACTCTTTATATTTATCTGAGTACCGGCAGTATTAGTTATAGTACTTCCAGTAATTTGAATAGTTCCTGCTACTAGCGTATTTACATTAACTGTACTTGATCCGCCGCCAATTTGGCTAGCAATGTAAGTTCTAATGGCACGTTGAGTTGGCACAATACTATCACTATTGGCTGTAAATGTGCCGTCTGTTGAGAACGCATTGATACTGGTATTTGAGCTTCCTAAGCTAACTGCACCCAATTGTAGTGTTTGTAAACCGCTCAAGTTAAACGCATTGGCATTCAATGTGGCAATACCAGTACTTTGTTGTACAGTAAACAATCCACCCACGTTGAAGTTACCATCTTGGTCAGTACTTGTGTAGAATACTCGTCCTCCGCCATTCTCCACCGTCATATTTGCCGGAATGGCCGGATTAGTAATATTTGGATAGTTAGTGGCCGCAATATTTCCAGTACCGATACTCAAGAAATCATGTCCAGTCAAACGAACTTGACTGTACTGTATACGCATTTCAATTGCCACGCCGTGTACTGGTGCAAGCGGTATTGACATGTTAGGACTAATTTGCAATACACAACTATAGTTACCTGCAGAACCTGTTAAACTACTCACAACAACAAGTTTATAGTAAGTGGTATTTCCTGCAAACAATACGTTTGATCCTGCGGTTGGAACAGCTGACATATTATTAACAACCATGTACTGACTGTTTTGATAAGTGTCAGAATAACCAGTGCCTGTCACAAGAGTTGTAGCAGTTGTATATCCAGTGCCGCGATTACTAAATGTTGGATTACCCAATGCACCAATTCCGGTTCTCACAGTGTAAGTTGCGGCTGATGTGGCATTTGGATCTCCAAGCGTGATTGTTGGAGGAGTTGTATAACCTGAACCTGGTTCATAGATTCTAAAACTTGCCAACTGTCCTGATGCCACAACTGCACGGGCTTGTGCTTGTGTAAAGTTTGGAATACTCAATGCACTGGTTCCGCCCGTTGCAATCACTGCCCATATAGGAGCACCAGATGTAATAGTAATACTACCTGTTCCAGTAGCATGATTAGTTCCCACAGTCCAAGTACTACTTGAACTGAATTGCGATCCTGTCAAGTTACCTGTGATAGTCGTACCTGCAATAATTCCAATACCGTTTAGTACTGCACCGGATACAATACCGCTACCTGTAGGAGTACTTGTGACAGTTAAAGTTGTTCCTGAAATACTTCCAGTAAAACTAGTATTAGTATTACCAAATGTTAATGCATTCCATGCACTGTTAGTAATAGCTCTGCTGGTCCAGTTGATACCGTCTGGACTACTTGCGGCTGCACCTAATCCAGTTGCACTGGTCCATGCACCGCCACTGTTGCCAGTTACAGCAAAGATTGGGCTCAAAGTTGAACTTGTGCTGACTGTGATCTGATTAGTAGCACTATTAATAGTAGCAACATAGTACGTTGACGCACTGGTCAACCCGCCTAGGTATGAACCAGCTGTTGCAGATAGTGATCCAGTTGCACCATTAGTTACTGCTTGGTTAGCACCACCAAAACTAGTGCTTACACCAATTGCAGTTGCACTTGGAACTTCTGTAATATAGTAAGTACCGTCAACAACTAGTGTTATTCCAGTTGGGGTACCTGCTGTAGTTACCACACCCGCACCGTCTTTGGTAGTTGATAGTGTGAATGCAGTTGTTCCGTTTGTTCCAATGATATAATACACAGTGCCAGTTGTGTAACCTGTAATAGTCACACCACCCAGTGTACCTGTAATAGTTACTTTTTGTCCAATTACAAGAACTGCCGCTGTACATGCAAACTGTCCAGCAATACCTGTTGTAGTAACGCTTGCCAATGTTTGTGTACTTGGAGCAATACCGCTGAAGCTAGTGCCAGTAAATGCAATTGATTCTCCCACTGCCATACCAGCTGAGCTTGTCACAGTTAACAAATTATTAGTACCAGTAATTTGTGTTGCTGTGGTAGTTTGTGTACCGCTTAATGTGTAGCTTAAACCACTAATTGCAATAGTACCGGTAGAACTGATAGGTGTACTTATTGTATATGTTCCTGCACCGCCGGTGCCTGATCCAAATGCTGTGATATAACCAATCAAGTTATTTCCAACAATTGAACTGTTTTGGTAAGAAACACTATTCAAGTTATAAGTTAAACCAGTTGGCGTACCTGTTGTAGTTACAACACCAACACCGTTTGAAGTTGTTGACAATGTAAATGTTGTTGTACCGTTAGTGGCAATGATATAATACACTGCACCAGTTGCATAGCCTGTAAGAGTTATACCACCCAGTGTTCCTGTAATTCCAACGGTTTGTCCAACTGCTAATGTAGTGGCAGCACATGTGAATTGGCCGCCTGTTCCTACTGCTACTACAGAACTAAGAGTTGGTGAAGTTAATGTATATGCTGTTCCGCTAAAACTTGTACCACCGGCAACTGAAGCTGTTGGTGCTGGACTTACATAATAAGTTCCTGCACCGCCAGTTCCACTAAAGTTTGCAGTAACAAATGTTCCCGGAGCAGCCACGTTTCCGCCTGTTCCAGTTAATCCAGATGTTGTAACAAATCTAACAAATGTTGTTGTACACGCTTGCACGTTGAATGTTCCGTTGTAAACTGCTTGACTATTACCTGTTATGGTAATTGCTTGTCCAACAGCAAACGGTGCAGTACTTTGTGGCGAGGTAAACGTCACAGTGGCTTGTGTAGTATCGCCCACAATGCTAGTAATTGCTAAATTCTGTGCAACAAATCCACCAGTCCAGGAAAGAACCGATCCAGGAACAACTGTTCCAACACCAACACCTGATACGTTTAGTACTACAGGCGTAGCTGTAATAGTTGTACTTGCAACTGTTTGGCTAATGTTCACAGTCCATGTACTTGGATTACTTGTAGCAGTGCCTGTCAAGTTGGCTGCAACATAAGTTCCGCCCACTACACCTGTTCCACTCAATACATAACCTACCACAATACCACTGCCGCTTGGGACAGTGGATACTGACAATGTTCCGCCAAGAGCAGCCGATCCATTCAATGCAGTATTTGGTGCAATACTACCAGTAAATGTCACTGCTGTACCTGTTGCAATGGCAGCAAAGAATGTACTTGAATTCACTGCACTAATTGAAGTTGTTGTTGGAATGTTCGGGCCACCAATATACATGCCAGCCGCTGGAGTTCCAGCTGTAATACCTGCAAGACTCAAATTAGATGTTCCTGCATTACCTGGCATTACTTGAGCATATGTATTACTGAATGTATTTCCAGTAAGTGCCTGACCAATTGCAACAGTTCCAGTTACAGTGCCGCCAATTGTTAGTGATGTAGAACTAGCACTTGATGCAGTTGATGTAAAAGAAGTTGATCCAGTAACATATAGTTGATTAGAATACACTACACCTGCACCAACAAACGTGCTGGTTAATGTGTAAGTTAATCCAGTCGGAGTACCTGCTGTGGTTGTTATAGCAGTTCCGCCAAACGATGTAGACAATGTAAATGTTGTTGTACCGTTAGTAGCTATGATATAGTATGTAGTTGGATCAGTATATCCACTAATTGAACCTGCACCGCCATAAGTTCCGCTAATAACAAGACGTTGTCCAATTTGCAACGTTGCAGATGTACAACTAAATGTGCCGCCTGTACCCGTAATTACCACACCTGTTAATGTTTGTAGTGTAGTGGCCGCATTAGTCATCTGCACACTAGTTGTTGTTGGCAAACCAGTAACATTATAGTTTCCGTTATAAGTGATTGGAGTTACACCTTGTACCGAAATACTTTGTCCAAGTGCAAACGGAATTGCTTTGTAATATGTGTAACTTAATCCAGTTGGAGTACCTGCTGTAGTTACAACACCAACACCAATTTCATATACGTATACGCTGGTTGCGGCAGTGCCTGTTAAGAAAGTAACAGCAAGTCCGTTGGCTGTAGTACTCAGTGTAATAGAAGTGCTAGCAATTACTGATAGTACATAATAAGTTACATTTGGAATAAGTCCAACACTTGCCAAGTTTGCACCAGTAAAATACACACGTTGTCCGGCTATTAAACCAGTAGTAGATGCCATACCTAAAGTAGTAGTACCTGTAGTGGTAAATGTTTGTCCAGCGGCAGCGGTTCCGCCTCCTAACTGGAATGTTGTTGACCCGTTAGTCTGTAAAATAAAGTAAGTGGTTGGAGTACTATAACCAGTAATTGTAACACCACCCAATGTGCCGCTAAGTGTCATTGTTTGACCTGCAATCAACGGTGCAGTTGTTGCTGTGCAAGCAAATTGTCCAGCTGTACCAGTAGTAGTAACTCCACTTAATGCTTCAGTTTGTGCATTAAATGTTAATGTTACTGTTCCAGAGGTATTACTTGCACCAGTAATTGCAATATTTTGTGCAGATGCTACGTTGTTTCCACTACCGTTTCCACCAATAATCATACCAGTTGTAATAGTACCTTGATTAACCATACCTGGAGAAAGAACATTTAAAGCACCAGCAATTCCAGTAACTGAAGTATTACTGAGACTTGCAAATGTGCTAACAGCCGCAGTGGCAGTTGTGCTCTGTGTTACGGCTGTAGGAATCCAAGTTTGACCAGTTGCCATACCTGCTGAACTACTCAACTGAATTTGATTACTGTTGGCATATGCCGCAGTAATAGTAGGAGTTAATGTACTTGCAGTAGCAAGGAATGTGCCTTGACCGTATGCAACATTTTTCCAAGCATAGATTGCTGGTAATAATGTTGTGGGAGTAGTCCAATTAATACCGTCAGTACTGTATGCAGTTTGTTGACCACCTTGTGCCACTGCAACAAATCTTCCGTTACCCCAAGAAATACTTGTCCAGTATGCACTTTGTGGAAGTGTACTTGCTGTCCAAGACACTCCATCCACACTGTATGCGGCTGCGGTTGATAATGATGTTCCGCCAGCAATTGCTACAAATAACCCTGGGCCTGTGCCGTACGCAATACCAGTCCATGGGTTGCTAACAAGAGATCCGCCTGCATTCCAGCTTGTTCCATTTATGCTATATGAACTGGCTGTTCCGTTTGATATAGCAATAAATCTGCTGTTACCATACGCTACAGCTGACCAATTTGCAGCTTGCAGGCTTGTCATAACAGTCCAGCTTGTGCCGTTTGTGCTGTAGTATGCTACGGTAGAACTGGTTCCGCTGGCCACTGTTACAAAGTAAGTGGTTGTACTAATTGCACCGGCCGTCACACTGTTGAACGCAGAGCTAGAAAGTCCTGTCATTGCTGTCCAGTTGATACCATCTACACTGTAAGCAGATACACCTGCTGAGTTTGCAACTGCAACAAAACGTCCGTTTGCAAATGTAGTTGAACTCCATGTGCCTGTTGGTACGGTACGTGCTGTTGTTGCATATGCTGGTGCAGTGAATGTAACTCTTGGTTCAATAACATAAGTTGTTGTGGAATCCAATACTGATTGAATGGCTGTTCCAACGACTATGTGGTCCCAACCAGCCGCATTGATAATCATAGTGCTAGCAGTTGCATCAGATAGGCCGCTTGCAATTACTGGGCCGCCTGGGCTTGCAGTAATAGCAATTTGTGTGCTTGACACAATTGCTTGAACATAATACACAACACCCGCTGATGAAAAACCGCCAATTGTGGTTCCGGTAAATGCAAGAGGCATACCAACATAGAAAGAAGTTGTGCTTGGAACTACAATCTTAGCACCTGAAGCAATCACTTGAGTTGCAGTAATTGCTGTAAAACTTTCTTTTGCAACAACACCAATTTTTGTACCTTGACTATAGTACACAAAGTATCCTTGCTGGCCGACGCCTAATCCAGATGCAATAATAACACGCATTCCTAGATATGCTCCACTTACTGCCACGTCTGATGCCGCAATTGTTATTCCTGTTGTGCTTCCGCTTTGTGCAACATTTGTAATAGTTACATATCCTGCACCAGTGGTCAACATTCTGTTTTCAAATACTGCATTGTCTCTAACTTCGTCTCCAACTGCGGCAGCATTGATTCCGTTGGCACTACTGAATGCAAAAGTAGTTCCAGTGTTTGGATATGCATTACCTGCGTTACTATATTCTAATCTATATATGGAGCTGGCGTTTGTGAACGTGTAGGCAACTTGAGCTTGTGACGCACGGTTATTAACTTTGGCTGTGATTGCTGTTTCTGTAGTATCCACATATTCAGAAACAGATCCATATTTTCCATAGGAGTTATTTCCGTTTGTGGCACGTATTTTGCCACCGTTCTCGCTTAGATAACCAATATGTGCATAGTAAGAGAAAACTGATACTAATTCTGAGCGTGCATTATTTGTTACCCATGCACCAATACCGTCATTAATAACTTGTGTGAAATCGTTAGCAACAATACTTCTGTTTCCGCCATTGTGTAATGATCCGTCAACTTTTAAACCAGTTGCACCAGTGCCAAATGTTGTTACGTTTTGTATATACGGACTACGTTTGTAGATCCATACACTAGGATCATCAGGTCCTGCACCTGGATCCAAACTAACATAAGCACCCGCTGTTGGACGCTGTGTGCCATAACTGTTGGCAGTGCCAAGAGTACCGTTCAACCCTTGTAGTGTACAGTTACGTAAACCCGTTCCATTACGCATGTAGAACATGTTGCTAGTAGTATAACCAGTTGTTGGTTGGATAATAGTTCCGCGTAATTCATCACCAACGATTGCAGTATTTTCTGGAACACTGATTGGAAGGATTTCACTGAATGTACCTGTCTTAACAAAAATTGTGCTTGTTTGACCAGTTGTTGGCAAAGGAATACCAGCTGTACTGGAAGCTGTAAGTGCATTGATAACAATGTCAAGCAAGTTATTAAGAGCAGTTAATGATCCAACTTCAGCAGTTCCGCCCGAAGTTACTTGAGTCACAACTGGGCTAAAGCTAGTTAATGTTTGATAATTGTTTGCTGGTGTTGTTTTATTAATAGCATTTGTAACCAATGTTTTTAAATATGTTAACGCCGGAAGAAAGAATGGCATGTCTGAAGTGACTGCGGCATTGTAAAAAGTCGTCGGTGTTGCAAAATATGATTGTGCCACAGCCACAGTATTGGCGTTGCTAGAACGTATCAAATCTTGGCTGATAGCATCTAATATCAACTTTGAATCGCGAATAGTTTTTGTTATGTCAATAACTGAACCTGGAAGATATGGAGAAACACTGTTGGCTTTATTATAAACAATAAATTGAGCTACTTCGCGTGTTAAAAAATTAGTATTGGCAACTAATCTAGTGTTGGCAATTGGATAAGTTGTGCCTGCTGCCACTGTATCACATGCAAATTTAATTGTTCTAAAAGGTTTGTCTAAAGTAGTGCCTTGACCGTTGGTGGTTACATCAGTTCCTGTAGTGGCAACATAATAAATATCGGCGATATCACCAAATGTGTTCCATACCAAATTGGTCCCGCTTACTGTTAGTACTTGGCCGTCAGTACCAATTGGCAATCTTGCTGGGCCTGCACCACCATAATATACCAAATCACCTTGCGTAGTTAGTACTGAAGTTTCAACACCACCTGCCAGTTGATTCCAGTAAGTGGCCAATGTATCATTGTCAGGACGATTACCAGTTGCACCGGTATGTGCCAATATACAAACATACGAACTGTTGTTGTAACGAACACTGTCTCCAAGAACATAATTGGCAGTTGTCCATGTACCCATCCACTTGTACCCTGGATTTAACTGCTCCCAATATGTTAAGTTTGGTGGCTGATGATTTGTCCCGTCAAGTATTGCTAGGTATGTGTATCCATTTAGTCTCGCAACATCGCCTACTTTGTATGCAGTACCTGTTGAAAAATCGCCTCGGAAATTAAATCCAGTACTTAAAATATTCCAGTCTGATCCAGTATAAGCTGTTGGGATACGATTTGTGTTGTTAGTTGCTGACACATAGCTGTATCCGCCGTATGTTACAACGTCTCCTGGAAAATACGCTACAGAAGTGCTGTACGTACTCATGAATTCTAAACCTTCAACAAAGCGGGCCCAGTAAGCACTATCAGCGGCCCAAGTGGCAGCGGATACGTTAACGCCTATACAAATCCAAAGTCCCGCACCTTCTTTAACAACATCGTTAAGTTTGTAACGTGTTCCGCTGGCAGCCCAAGTTCCTTTGTAATCAAAACTTTGATTAACAATGTCCCACTTGGTTTGATCAGCTTCTAATCCGCCGCCTAATGTTGTTGCAGATGAATTGCTGGTGTGACTGGTTTTGCAACGATAAACTGTTGCACCGTACTTGACAATGTCGCCAACTTTGTAATATGTGCTAATTGCCCAGGTACCTAACCAGTTGAATGCACTGGCAAATAATTCCCACTTGGCTTGATCATCTTCAAGATATGTTTGGCTAGCATGACCTGTTTTACAAATATAAACTTGACCGCCCCATGTAACAGTATCACCTACTTTATAATAAGTTCCGCCTGTTACCCACGTTCCTAACCAGGCTTGACCGTCTGCGGCCAGTTGCCAATTTGATGTTAAATCTGTATAAAAATTAGAAGTAGAAGTATGTCCTAATATACAAACATAAGTTTTACTGCCGTATCTTACTACGTCATCCTTGATGTAGGTAGTGCCGCCGGCGACCCATGTATTTTTCCATACAAATCTAATTCTACCTAGTTTAAATTCTGCCATTTTCTACTCCAAAATTAACTTTATAATATTTATCAATTGTTATTAACGCATACTCGCTATAAAATACGAGCTTGCTAACATGTGTCCGTCGACACCGCCTGTGAATAATACTTTGCTTTTAAATCCAATTGCATATGCGGCACCTGTCACTGGATCAAAACCTTGTGTATTTTGTATGTTCTGATTTACTACACCACCAGTTGTGCTGTTACTAATACTAATAAAACCTGCTGTTATTGCATTGACTGACAAATTAGCTCCGCCACCACCAATTCTAGATGCAATATACGATTTGATTGCACGTTGAGTAACAATTACTCCATCTGAGTTAGCAGGTAATGTTGCATCTGTTGATATTTCTGTAATAGTTGCACTGGTACCACCCAACACAATGGCACCAAGACTTATCTGTGTTAGGCCAGACAAATTAAAGAAGCTAGCATTCAATGTTGCAATTCCGGTGCTTTGTTCAACTTTGAATAATGTTCCAACTCTGAAGTTGCCGTCTTGGTCTGTAGCAGTGTAAAATACGCGGCCGCCTCCAAATTCAGCTGCAAGGTGTCCAGATTTAATTGTGGTTATATCTTGATTAGGGTAATTGGTGGTTGCAAAATTTCCAGTACCTATTTCCAAAAAGTCGTGTCCAGTCAAACGAACTTGACTATAGTTTACTCTAAATACCAAACCATTGCCCTGGTCAGGTGCATATGCCAAATCTAATGTTGGATTCAATTGTATCCGAGCGGCATAAGGGCCAGCTCCTGATATATTATCAATTGATACTAACCGGTAGTTGGTTGCATTTGTTGGATTGCCACTTATAGTAATATTTGCACCAGGGCCAGGAATATTTGTTAAATTATTAACATACAAGTAAGATCCGTATTGATATGCATCTGCATATCCAGTACCTGTTAATATGGTAGCAGATGCTGTTAGATAATTAGTTCCGCGGCTTGAAAAATTAGGAGTTGATAATACACCGTTACCTATTCGAACAACATAAGATACTGGATCGCCTCGATTAGGATCAGTTATTACAATTGTAGGTGCTGATGCATAACCTGATCCTGGATCCATAATTCTAAATTTAGAAATTCTTCCTGAAACAACTACTGCACGGGCTCTTGCTAAAGTACCAGATGTAGGTGTAGAAAATGTAACGCGAGGCTCAATACTGTATTGGGTAGTGGTATCTAAATCAACAGCGGCTGTTCCAGTAACCACATGATCCCATCCAGAAACTTGTGTGCTTTCTGTGTAAATTGTTGCCATCTTAGTTGTTGCATTGTATGCTTGAATATAACCATATTGTCCTGCACCTTTGCCTGCTATAATAACAATTCGTAATCCAACATAATTAACAGATGCATTAGAATCACTTTGTGCCAAATAAATGGTGCCATTTGAAGCATACCCAACTTGTGCATTATTCACTACATTTAAATAACCGCTGCCGCCTGCACTATTTCCAGTACCCGGGTCAACTAATCGTATTTCCATGACGCCGCCGTTTCTAACTACAGCTGAACTTACAGTTGCACCCAAGCCTGTACCAGTAATACTAAATGTAGTGCTACTATTGTAATTTTTTCCAGCATTATCGTACTCAAATCCTAATACATTTTGTCCATCGCAAAATACAAATCCAATTGTTGCTGGAGTAGCAATGTTATTTACAGTGCCTGTAATTGGAATTTCATCTGCCGCAGTACCTTCAGACACTGAACCGTAATCACCGTATGAGTTATTTCCGTCTGTAGCACGAATTTTTCCGCCGTTTTCGCACAAATATCCAATATGATTATAATATGTAAAGACACTAACCAACTCAGAACGAGCTTTGTTAGTTACCCATGCTCCAATACCATCACTTATGACCATTGTAAAGTCGTTGGCCACAATGGATTTGTTTCCGCCGCCATGAAGGTCACCGTCAATCTTAAGTCCAACGCAACCAGTTCCAAGTGCAGTTACATTTTGTACATAGGGACTTTTGCTGGTAATTTGAGCAGCAGGATTGGTAGCTCCAAGTGGATCTAAACTAACATAAGCCCCGCCACTAGGTCGTTTGGTTAGATAACTGTTAAATGGGCCCAGCGTACCAGTTAAGCCTTGTAAGGTCATGTTTCTAATACCAGTTCCGTTTCTAACATAAAACATGTTGCTGCCAGTGTAGCCGCTGGCTGGTTGAATAACTGTTCCGCGTAATTCATCGCCCACTAATGCCACGTCAGCAGGAATAGTGATAGGAAGTTGTTCTGAATAAATTCCAGTTTTAATAAAAATAGTTGAATTTGAGGGCACGTTATCGCATGCATATTTGACTGTTCGATAAGGTTTATCCAATGTTAAACCATATCCAGCGAGATCAGTTCCGTATGTTGCCACATAATATACTTTGGGGAATATTGCTCCAAATGTAGTCCACTGAATATTTGTGCCCGATACTCTCAATACTTGTCCATCAGTTCCCGCAGGCAATCTTGCAGTTGCACTATTATTATACCAAACTGTATCACCAGGTGTAGTCATTACATTGTTAGGATTACCCAACACATAATTTTCCCAATAATTCTGTGCTATCAGCGGGTCAGTTAATCCAGTTGTGCTGCCAGCACCACCGGTTGCAGTTCCTGAAAAAGTTACAGCAGTAATTCCTTTACTAACATTTATAGTATACACAGTGAGTGTAATATCATTAGTCGGAGTTGCTCCTCCTAAACTACTTCCTAAAATTACAATTTGCTGTCCTACATAGTATCCAGTACCAGCAGTTGTTACTGTAACACTTGCATATGCTGTAGTGCCGTCTTTGACCACGGTGAATACAGCACCAGATCCTTGATTTGGTCTTTTAAGTGTACTGTCAGCAACATGAGTTAAAATACAATTGTATGTATGCGAACCAAATGTTACCAAATCTCCAAGACGGTATTCAACAGGTGCTAAAAATGTATCCTGTTGCCAAACGCCACGCCACGCATGTCCTAAATTAAGTTGTTGCCAATATGTACCGTTAGGAGGTTTTACGTTTGTGTTATCTAATATAGCTGTATACAAATATCCATTAAATCTAATTACATCACCAACTAGATAATTTACGGGTTGTAACAAATATGTTGCGGCCCAGTCGCCACGAAAGTTGTAATTTTGTGTTACAGTACTCCAATATGCAGTGGCAATAACTGGATTTTGGCCCACATTATTCTGAATTGCACGATACTTGTAACCTCCATATCCAACAACATCGCCTTCTTGATAGATAGTACTATTGACCCATGTGTTTGATTCGTACTGTAATCCATCTAGATATACTGCCCAGTTACCTAAGTCAATTGCAAATGTATTAGACGTATGTTGTGTATTACATTTCCAAAGTGTACCACCCCACTTGACAATATCCCCTACTTTATATCGATAACTAGCAGTCCAATCAGTTTTGTATTCTGATTGCTGTAACACTACATCCCAATAAGACGAATGTGCTTCTAAACCCGAGCTTGTTGAGGCCGCACTGTTATGTGCAGTATTACATTTATAAACTATAGCACCGTACTTGACAATATCCCCTACTTTATATCGAGTGTTGATTGACCATGTATTTTGCCAAGCATGTGTTTTAGCAACAATTTCCCATTTGGCTTGATCTGCTTCAAGTCCTGTAACGTTATCAAGACCTACAACAGGAACTGTTGATATTTGATTTTGTATTAATGCGTTACTGGTGTGGCTCGTTAAGCAACGATAAACTATACCATTATAGCGTACCATATCGCCAGGATTATAAAGTGTACTGATAGCCCACGTGCTTCTCCAAGTGTACCCATCAAACATCAATCTCCAATTTGGAGTTGTTGCTGTTAAGTCTGGTAGAAAAGTTGAAGACGAAGTATGTGTAACCATACAGACATATGTTTTGCCGCCGTAGTTGGCAACATCGTCTTTAACATAAGAAGTCGTGCCAACCCAAGCACCTTTCCAGGTATATCTAATTCTTGCTATTTTAAAATCGGCCATAGTCTGCTCTTTATATTATTTTTAAGTTGAAATCCCTGTTGGATAACTATACTTTGTATTTATTCGGGCGGTCAAATCACCAGATGCGTTGACATAATAATACATGCTACGATCGTCCCAGCGATATTGTTCATAGATCAAATTGCTAAAAACAATATTATGATACACATCTCTGTTTTCATAAAAATCAGTGCCTACTTCAAAATTTTCGTAGTTATTTGCAACATCGCCGTCGTTGTTAACTTGTAATGAATCAGTTCGGCTTAATTGATTGACTCTGGATAAAAATAGTTCACCGTCATCGTTCCTGCGTAGCCCGTAAAAATATTGCGGACTTGTTCCAATTTGTTCTTCTTTTGTTCTTCCAAAAAAGTAATTGCTTGAAGACATGATTGCTCCTTATGCTATTTCTGCGTAGCTAGCAATTGAATCTATGCTGGCTGCGGTGTCGCTTACTACACTAATACTACAACTATTGCCTAATATTATTTTTTCGCCTTGTTGTACCAGTTTGGCACTGGTGTAGGGCGGAATTATTAATTGTTTTATATAGAATCCTGTAGTAGTTGTTGCATCAGTGATTGTAACATCCACAATTACATCTTCGTCTGCTGTGTTTGCTAAACTCAATCCAATAAGTGTAAAAATATTTGAAGCAGAGGTGCTTAACAACACTACTGGGCTTGTTCCTATATCCTTGTTTACTTTTGTTCTAAAATAGGTGGTCATGATTCTTATCCAAAAATTATTGTCTGTGCAATACCAATGTCGTTGGCCACATCAGCAGTCACGCCTGCAGAGCTTCCTGCAACGCTAAACCAAGACGAGCCAGTCCACATTTCAACTAAATTTAATTCGTTATTATAACGTATCATTCCTTGTTCAGCATAAAATGCAGTTGGTCTTCCAGACACGGTTCCAACAGGAATTACTACGCCGTTAGTTCCTGCAAATTTCACATAGCCGGTACCTGTTTCAACAAATTGTGTTACACCGCCTGCCGAAGTATTGGTTATGGTATTATTAGCTAATTTTAAATTTCCAACAACCACACCGCCTGATCCAGTAGTAACTAAATTAATATTGTCATTAATATTCCGTGTGGTTATACTGCTGCCGCTAACATCCAACCCAGCAGTTTTAAAGTCAGTTACTGTTAAATCAGTTGCTGTTATAGTACCAATTGTGGCAGTGTTTGAATATACAGTTGCCCATTTAAGACCTGGCGATCCAAGATTAAATTGATTGTGTTGACTAGGTATAATATCACTACTAACTTCACCTGTGAATGTTACAGTATCAGTACTTTGATCGCCAATTACAATATTGCCGTCAGCAGTTATAGTTCCAGTAGCATGAAGATTTCCATAAACATTAACATTGGAATTAATGTTTACTTGTCCAGATCCTGATGTTGATATTTCTAAATTAGTGTTAGTGCCAAGCGTGGCAATTGTATTTCCATCAATTGATAACTGTGTACCAATTAACATTCGAGATTGATAAACCACTGCATTAAGTCCAGTTGGTTCAATATATATCGAGCCTTCTGAACTACTAATTAAATTATTAGTAACAGTAAATGTAGCTAGTTTAGATTGTGTAGTTACTTCAAGATTAGTACTACGTGTAGTTCCGTTGACATCTAATGGGTACTGAGGAGATGCGGTTTTGATACCCACCTGGCGGCTGTTAACATCTAAATAAAGTAAGTTCGTCTCAAAGGCCAGGTTTACTCCGTTACGAAGTAAATTATCCTTTAAGAGCGGACCTGAGATTCGACCAACAGCCATTTACGCTCCTTTGTACCCCGAGTTTCACGGTTAACCACCTTGCATTGCGGGTTTACCACAGTTGAATATCGTAAAAGTTTGGTCAACTTTTACAGTAATAGTATTTATTATATTTTGATTTTTAGCCCAGTATAAGGCTCCAAAGATCCATTGTGTCGGTAACTTCTTGGTTAGACAATACTGGACTTGTTCCGATACTAGGAATCCATTTGCGTTGAACAGTTACTGTACTGCCCGATGGCAAATTAGCAGTTAATGTAGTACTGAATGTTATACTGACATTTGTAACAATTTCCAAAACTATTGTACCTTCTGGAAATGCACCGGGAGAAATTATAAAATCTCCAATACCAAATCCAGAAGTTGCATTTGTGTATATAATATTATCACCTATACTAGCATCAGTTGTTGTAACCACTAGTGTAATTGTACTGGTATTTGATACATTGGCATAAACTTCAACATAGTTTAATGTGTTGTTGTATCTAAACGTTCCAATTTCAGGATTAGTAGGACGTTGTAATGTGGTTCCTGACGGAATTACCACACCGTTGGATCCGCTAAACTTTACATATCCAGTTACGCGGCCAATGCCGTCAGGCACATTGTTATAAAATGATAGTACTGTGTTATCAGTATGAGAGATGAGGCCGCTTTGATTTATATTAAGAAAGTCATTAAATCTTAAAGTTCCTACTCCAGAAGTAACTAAATTTAAATCAGTATCATTAATAATGTTAGAAATAGTAAGATTATTAAATCTCACATTACC